AACTACTTAATTCTTCTTCGTATGATCTTAGCATTTCTTGCCAATCACTTTCGTAATTGGGTGTTTCTAGTAATGCTGTAAGCATATCATGTTTGGAGAATCCTCCACCAGACACACCAGCTTTATTTCTATACTCTGTTTTCTTACCTTTCTGAACAGGCGGATAAGTTAGCATAGCTGCACGTAGCTTCATAGAAGTTGGTGCAATAACAACAATATCAATACCATGCTTGAGTAGAGTATCGCGAAGCAGTGTACCAAAAGTTACCAGATCAATCAAGGGGCCAGCTTCAGATGAGTAGCTATATCCCTCAATCATGCAGATTGCTGGTAAACCGGGTCTACGGTTACGCTGAATAGTTGCTAGAATTTGATTTACATTAGCTGTGTAGACAGCACGTTTATCTAACTCTAGCTGTGCGTATGGTACACCTTCGGTTTCGGGTGTGTCAATGATATGCACATCGTAGAAGCCTTCAGTGTTTTTGAACCATTTGGCGGGACGACCTGTTTTTGTATGAGCGACATGATCTGCTACAAAAGCATGTACCATACCGTTCATTACAAGGCCGGTGCATATTATAGAAGGGTCTATTGAAATAACATCTATTGAATCATTCATGCTCATATATAGAGCATTTGATTCTGCTTGTCAATACTTAACGTATACTATTTTATATTTCAATTGATATTTTCTGGCATTAGAAAGCATGTTTTTAGAACCGGGTGACTTTCCATCCCAGAAGAGAAGAAGGGCGTCACCGTATCTAGCCATCTGTTCATTTCGAATGTGACCAGCCGGTTTGCCGTACTTATTCCAATTGGCTGGAAACTTTTTGACAGGTACGCCATTAGCTTCGCCCCAGTCTTTAGCAAACATATCAGGACCGCGACAAAGCCCACTGACAATTTCAAGATTATCAGTTAAAGTGTTGATTTTATTAAGATATTTGTAGACAAGCTGGCGGTCTTTCATTTCTCGACCACCAGCCACAATGAGCTTGTAAGGCATTTAGAGGCCCATGGTTGCTTTTTTAATCATCATTTCTCTCTCCATATCTTCTTTGACAAACTCCATTATGATATCCTTCTCAAAAGGAGTCAAGTCGAATGCATCATGATACGAGATACCGCGATGATAATGAGATATTGTTGTACAGTCTCGGACGAGTACGCGAACATCTCCCTCAAAACTATCTAAAATCTTTTTTAGTTTTTCTTGGTTTCTTGTTTTGAGGGTATGGTAAAAAAAGCTATAGGATTCACTGCACTAGAAGATAGCTCTGTATGGCCGCATTTTTTGCATTTTATTTTTTGAACGAAATCTACGCCCCAATCAGGAATGCCGGTTATTTTGTTTACTAATTCGTCTTTGAGTCGAATAGGCAATGCTTTAATCCATTCGCTGATTAAATCCTTTTCTGAAACACCGTCTACTTCGTCTATGGATGCAGCTAATATAAAAGCAATATACGCTTCAGCTTCATCAATAGTGTCAACTTCTTCATGCTCAATTCTATCAGTAGAGCGATATACTTCAATAGTGTCAATCATTTTAACAGGAGTTAGTTTTACTTCTTGTCCATTTGACATTGTGAAATCGAATTCTGATAAATTTTTATCTGTCACTTCAACTACTTTGTTTGTCAGCATAGAGTTTAAGTTGACTTTAACGGTCTGTTTAGTTTGATTTTTATGACGAATTATGTTAACTTTTTGTTGAACTTGATCAGTATCCCAAGCTTCTTCGAAAGTGTAACCTTGTTCCTCAGCTTTCTCTCTGACTTCTTTTTCTAGTTCTGCTAGTGCTGCATGAATAGCTTCAGCATCTTTCTCTGCGCATTTTTCACACTTATGATTGACTTCTATTTCATTACCATATGAAACTACTCTAAGTGCGGTTAACAAAAAGTCTACATCTTTTGAAACTAATTCCAAAGGTTTAAGTATTTGAGGAATACATCTTTTAAATACTCTATCGATAGCTTCGCCAGAATATAACAAATCTGGTGTACGGAGAGTAATCTCATCTATTGCTGTCATTGAAAATATTTCTACTTCACCGTCAATGACGCTATCGTCTAGTTCCCCCGAATGATAGAATACGCCCCTAGAAGGCAAACGATACTTTTTACCGGGTAATTTTATTTTATTAATTAGTGGGTTACTAGTTGCTGTCATCTATACTACCTCTCATGAGTAAACTATTTATTGTGGTTGCATACCTCTGATTCTGGGGGTATACCAGCAATATAAATAGATGATATGAAATGTGAGAAATATCATGGCGGATTCTGAAGAAGTCAAATTACTTAAACAAATAGCTGCTCATACAAAGCAAAGTAGTGCCTATCTTAAAGGCAATGCTCAAACCATTCAAGCTCGCGGCGACAGTCCTACTAGTGAAGGCCCGTTTTCAAATTCTGCAAAAAGAGCCAATATTAATCGGGGTAGTACTCCTAAAGGTAAAGAGTTTGGAGCGGAGCAAATTGGTTCGTTTCGAGACTTAGAAGCTGCTATTACGTCCAGAATTGTGGACTTCATTCCTAAAGGCTGGAAAGATAAAGCATCTGCTATTATTAACAATGATGCGGGAACTTTCATCGATGCGATGAAAGAGCTTAATGAAACAAGAATAGCTCGGCAAAAACTACTATCAGAAGTTGATGGCGAAGGTGCAGAAGACGCCGTAAATAAACTTGTAGAATTATATGACCAAGTTGGAATGTGGTATGGGTCGGCAAAATCAAAGGTCGATGAATCATTAGCTGAACTTGAAAAACTGGAAGTTGATTTTGATGAAGTAGAGTTTGGCGAACTTAAAAAAGAATTAATAGAGTTATCTAAATCTACTGATTTCTTAAATGAAGAAATAATAGAACAAACGAAAACGACAGAAGAATTAACAACTGTTCTGGAAAACGCTAGACAAGAAGTAAGAAGAACCAAAAAACAAGTTTCTATATTTGGCACTGAGCTTGACGCTATTGCTAAAGAAGGTGTTCGTGCCCGAGAAGCATTAGCAGCATTCGGCGGTGCAGCGGGTCGATATGCAGTTGCTGCGGTCGTTTCTGGAAAAATGACAGTCGACTATATGCGAGAAGTCCAACGCCAAGGATTATCAGTAGAGGGCTTTAGGGGTATATTTGACGATATTACTACAACGGCCATAACGGGCATGACTCCATCTGAAATGGCCCGATTTGCTGGCCAAAATAAAAGAAGTATTCGTATTCTTAATGAAATGGCCGGTAATTTGGCTGAAGGTGGGCAAGGTACGGTTCGTTCTATTTCTGATGTTAACAATCTGCTGAGAGAGGCAAGAGATGAAGTTCAGAAGCGTACTAATCTTCAGGGTGTCGAATTAACAGAAGCCACAATGAAAGCTGGTAATGCGCTAATTGGTTTTGGTTTACGTCTTGAGGAAATAAGCGAAAACGCAGTTACAAAGGGTATCACCAATGTAGCACAGTTAGCCGAAAACTTGGCTTTTGTATCAGGTACTAGTGTACCTGAAGTAATTCAACAAATAGAAGAGTTGACCGCAGACCCAGCGTTTACGAGATTAGCATTAGCTGCTGGGAACTCGGCAGCTATGATTGATAGCTTGAGGCGTTCAAGCGAAACGCTTTTCCTTGAATTCGATATGTCCGCTAAAGAGGTTATAAATTTTAGAAAAGAAATGGCAGGTATTAGTGACGCTGATTTTGTGGATCGTATTGTAAGAAGCCAAATGACTAGAGTTGCGGCTGAGAGAATGGGTACGTTTACAAATGATGAAGTTGATTTAATGCGTCAGTATATGCTAAGCCCTGAACAATTTGCCGGAACCGAAGAAGGCACTAATGCTTTAGCTCTCTTAGCTAGACAACGAGGCACGCTCGCACAGCAACGTAGCGCAGCTTACCGAAGCGGTGATATTGGAGAAATGGCTCAAATATATACTCTGGAATTGATATCTAAACTTGCTAACATAAAAGAGATGCCTGAGTTTGCCATGGCAATGGCGGCGGGTCGCGAAGGGCGATTACAAGAATTACAAGAATCTAGAAATGCTGCCGAAGGTGAACAAGAATTCGGCACTATAATGAACTTTTTCAATGATGTAGGTGACTTGATACGCGGTGTTGCATTGGGACCGATTGGCCCAATAACTGGTGTACTTGCTGCCGATATGAAAGCAGTAGCTCAGAGTGTATCGCCCATGGTGCTCTCTAAAACTATTGCTATGGGGCTTGGTCTTTATAATATGAGTTCATTTCTAGTAAAAGGAACGGGGTCTATAATATCTAAATCTATTAAAGGATTGGGTAGCGTTATAGGCACCACAATTACCACGGTAGCGCAAAGCGGGCTTCTTGGAGCACTTAAATCATTTTTACCAATGGCGGCTGGTGCCCTCGCTTCTGGCGCAGCAGCATTTTTTGGAACTAGTGCGCTATTGGAAGCGACAGGGTTGAATGAAACACTTGGAGATTTTGGTAGAGATTTATATTTCTTAATACATGGCGAAAATGCCGATTTGCGAAGAGAATTAGAATCAGCCAAAACTGCACGAGAGCAGGCAATAAATTCGGCTGAGCAAGCTCGTAAAGAAGCTGCTGAAAAAGAAGAAGAAAAGAAAACAGCAGCCGAACAAATTCGTGAAGTACAAGAAGAAAGAAACGCCGCTGCATTAGCTATGCTACGAAATATAGACTCATTTGTTGAAGGGCAGTATAATATCTTGGATGAAACCAGAAATGTGGAAGAATTGTTGTACTCAACGCCTCCTAGTGGCGGAACTGCATAAGGGATATTATGAGTAATCCAGCTTCAGACTTCAATTCTTTACTTAAAGGATTTATAGCGCATAGTGCAGAAAATGGAGATTTATCTGGCACTACGGACCATATGACAGTTGGATTTGTAGTAGATACTGATGATCCACTGCAAATGGGTCGATTACGAGTTTTTTGTCCTTCCTATAATGATGATCCTAAGAAATTATTGCATTTACCATGGTGTGCATATGTTATGCCGTTTGGCGGTGCAATCAATAACAATAACTATGCTAGAGGATCAGTAGAAGATTCTGAAAGTAGTAGCGGAGCTATTCACTATGGTTTCTGGGGCATTCCCGAAATTGGTGCTCATGTATTAGTGGGATGTATTAATGGCGATCCTCGCCGTCGATTCTGGGCGGGTTGCTTTCCTTCTCATCAAGAAACTCACACACTTGGACATGGACGATACGAACATACTGATGATACAGTAGATGGTCCTATATCGTCATCCAAGGCCCCTATTGAACCTACTTACAGTAAGTTAAGAGAAGCGTTTGCCGATGACATAGGCTCAGCCGAATGGAAAACTAGAGGCGCAGATTATCAAATAACTGCAAATACAGAAGCGCCTAGAAGTGATCAACGAGATGCACGAGACGATGATTTTCAAGATATACAAGATAATGAAATAGATGACCATGTTAAAGAGATACTTGGTGAACATGGTTATGATTGGACTGGATATAAAAGTCTAGGAGCATTTTTAGCATCACGCGTGCAGTCGTGGACTTCCCCCGGATTTCACAGCATTACCGTTGATGATAGACCATTTAATTGCCGTATTCGAATCAGGACCACTGGCGGTAATCAAATAATTTTAGATGACACTAATGAACGTATGTACTTCTCTACCAGCGGTGGTAAGAGTTGGTTGGAAATGGATGCCGCTGGAAACATTGATGTATATGCAGAACGTAGGCTTTCAGTGCATGCTGAGAAGGATATAAATTTCTCAGCCGGTGAATCTATTCGCATGAAAGCGGGAACCTTCATTTCAATGTATGCCGGTAATAACACTGGTCAAACTCCATTGGAAAATCCTATTCCAACTGGCGACATTCGCATACAAGCAAGTAACGATATGCATTTGAAAGTTGAAAATAATTTGCAAATGAATACTTCAGGCGATCTTAAAGCTACAGTCGTAGGCGAAACTGACTTATCACTTCAGGGTGAAGTCAATATAGGATCAGCCGGAGCCTTTAATATAATTTCTTTTGATAGTATAAACTTATCCGCACCTGATGTAGTTTTCACTATCAATGCTAAGAATACAAGTATTGATACGTTAACCTCGTTCTTAGATGATTTTGTTGAAACCTTTAATGATCACACACATGTTAATGCGGGCGCTAATTTAGACCCACAAACAATCATGGATACGCCCGATCCATATGTAGTTACGTTAGAAGCTGATGCAACAGAACTTGCCGCATGGACTAACCGTGTGCCTCAACATGAACCGTGGCCGCGTGTAATGAAACAAGACTCAGATGATACAGTCAATGAACAAAACGATGGTTATACGAACAATGTGGACTGGATAGATCAGTATGATAATATTGTAAGAGACAATGACCCATCCGGCCGCGAGCCTATTGGTAAAGTTGAGGGTGACGAAGAAATAGATCGTGGCAAGTTCTGGAGAAGGTAATTATCATAAATATTGTAACGTGAGGAAATATTAGTTATGGCCATTGCACCACCATGTCAACCCGGTTTCGATACCTTAGTAGCTAATGCAAAAGCAGCTATCTCAGCTAAAATAGCTGATTATAAAGCTAAGCTACAAGAACTTAGAGATATGGATATGCAACAGTTTATAAATGAGGCTATCGATCAAGGGTTAGCGGCTGCTACAATACTTTATCAAAATGCCAGAGATGCGATACTTGCTCAAGTACAATCATTACTAGGTGATGTATTTGGTTTGATTGATGATCTGGCTGCTATTGTTGAATTACTATCTGGTTTGGCATTTGGTGATATCAGTGCAGTTACAGAAAAGCTAACTGAAATTTTAAGCGAGATTCCGGGTGTAGGTGCTTTGATAGCGGCATATGAAACTGCTCTCGCAGCAGCGCAGTGTTAAGAGATTATTATGACTTTATATCGCGGTTTTTCATTTAAAAATTGGCAAAGAACAAAAAGCTTTGTGTTAACAGATATTGAGCTTGTTAAACAAGATATTACTAATCATATTTTCACATTGCGGGGAACACGCATAGGGTCGCCTAATTTTGGCACGGATATAGAGATATTAAAATTTAGACCTATGGACCAGTTGACTATTACTGCCATAGCTGATCAGGTAAGAGAAGTTATTGATTTTGATCCTCGCGTTGAAATTAGAGATGAATCTGGATTTGTCGTAACACCTGATTTTAATAATAGTTCTGTGTTAATATCTGTAAGATTATTCTATATTGAATTAAATCTAGAAGACACATTAAGCTTAAATTTGGAGTTTGAAAACCCATGAGTCGCATAGTTAATAGAGCCGAAAATTACGAAAGAGCATACGAAGCTTTTCAGCAAATAAATTTTGCTGCATGGGATTTTGATTCCGTCAGACAGTCTTTAATAGACTATCTTAAACTTTACTATCCTGAAGAATTCAATGATTTTATAGAATCAAGTGAACTAATTGCGCTTCTTGATTTATTTGCATATATTGCAGAGCTATCTGCATATCGCTTTGATTTAAATGCTCATGAGAACTTTATAACCACTGCCGAACGTAAAGAATCTATTTTACGATTGGCTAAACTTTTGTCTTATAATCCAAGTCGTAATATACCGGCTCGTGGTCTTGTAAAGATAACATCTATCAGTACCACTGAAACTGTTTTTGATTCTAACGGGTTAAACCTTGCTAATACCACAATCAGATGGAACGATCCTAATAATTCCAATTGGAAAGAACAATTTATTGTAGTAATGAATCGAGTACTGGATCAAGATTTTGGCGTTGTATCGCCTACGGATAGAATACAAATACAAGATGTACTATTCGAAAAGTACAAGTTTAAAAATAATCCTCTAACTACCAATACACTACCGTACAATATTCGAGCATCCGATAGACAATTGCCTATGGAATTGGTTAGCGCGGATTTGAATGAATTTGGTCCTGTAGAAACTAGACCTGAAAGAAATCTAAACATAGGAGTGTTATATCTCAATGATGGATTAGGTGATTCGTCTGAAAATACCGGCTTTTTTATGTACACTAAGCAGGGTACATTAAGCCTTACCAATGCATCTTTTGATGGTATAACACCTAATCAAACATTTGATGTTAATAGAGTTAACACTAATAACATAGATGTTTACGTCAACAATGTTGACGATAACGGTGATATTATAGCCAACTCTGATGATTTCACATCAGCACAGCGTTCAGGCTTATGGTTTAAGGTTGATAATGCCGGTGGTCAGAATATTCTGTTCAATAACGATAGAACTACTCGAAACAAATATGAAATTGAAACTCTGGATAACGATCAGTTTAGATTAGTATTTGGTGATGGTAAGTTTGCTAATATACCTTCTGGTAATTTTGATATTTGGTCTAGACAATCTGCTAATATCAGTTTACCTATTCCAACTACGGCCATCCAGAATCTAAGTAGCGGTTTTACTTATCAGGATGTTAATAACTCTGAGCAACGCTTTAGCTTTACGTTTTCTCTTCTATCACCAATTCAAAATGCGGCAGAGAGTGAAGATATCGACTCTATCCGACGAGTTGCACCCGCTGTTTATTACACACAGGATAGAATGGTAAACGGTCGGGACTACAATGAGTTTCTATTACAAGATACTTCTATTCTTAAACTAAGAGCTATCAATAGGACTTTTGCGGGTGATTCCAAGTACATTGCATGGAACGATCCTAGTGAGAGCTATCAAGATGTTAAGATTTTTGGCGACGACGGTGTAGTATATTTTAACACTGAAACTGGGACGGAAGAACGATGCCAGTCTATTTCAGCGAGTGACTTACCTGCGGAAAACGCGCCTAATCACGAAGACTTGGTTGATGCCTTAGTTGATAATTACTTTGAGCCACTACTGTCCAGTAATGAATTTTTTACAAAATTTGTTCTAGAAGGAATCGCACCAGCATCTATTAGAACAGAATTTAATGCTACAGAACGCGCCGCTATTGAAGGCCAACTTGTAAACATAATAAATCTGGGCACGGGTGTCGTGTATTTTGATTTCGATTCAGGTGGCACAGATGAATGGTATGTATCTACAGTAGCCGACTATTGGTTTAGTATTGAGTTGCTACCTAGTGGTAATTGGGAATTATGCTTTGAAACCTATAGGCTAGTATTTCATAGTGATGAGACCAAGTTCTATAACACCAACGACGGTGAGACTGTTATAACATCTGATACACTACAAGGTAATTTAGATAACATTGTAGTACTAAAAGCAAATACTGGTACTTCGGGTATATTGACACAAAATTACAACTTTAATGTTCTAAGCCAACTACCAATATCAGCAGGTGAAAATCTTGGACAATTGAGTATTAATGACTTACTATTACTACCAGTTGATTCAGACGAGGATGGGTTCCCTGACAGTCCAGACCTATCGTATTTGATTGGCGGAAGTGATTATGTCTATTTCAATCGAGAAACTATTAATGATCCATGGGTATTTCAAACGGTTAATCAAGATATCGACGTAGCGGCATTATGGGCCGCAGATGTGGATAATTTGTGGAAACGTGAACGCGGAGTCGAAGGTGTCAACTTCGCATGGTTTCATCGAACACCGAGATATCATTTGATTGATCCTGCACCATCTAATATAATTGATATGTATGTTTTGACTAGAGGTTACGTTACTGCCATTAGACAATGGCTCACCAATCAAATTGCAAATGAGCCAGTTGCTCCTACACCTTTCCAGTTAAGAGCCAGTTATCAGAACTTACTAGAAAACAAAATGATTTCAGACACGGTAATACTTCACTCAGGAAAAATAAAAGTTCTATTTGGCAGTAAAGCATCACCAGAACTCAGAGCTAAAATCAAAGTAATCAGATCAGCCGACCGCACATTGACTGACACTCAAATTAAAGTTTCTATTGTAAACGCGGTCAATGAATATTTTGACATAAATCGATGGGAATTTGGAGAAACATTCTATTTCTCTGAGCTATCAGGATTTATTCATAGTCAATTGCCTATAGAAATTAATTCCGTTGTACTTGTACCTACTTTCAATATTACAGAATTTGGTGACTTATATCAAGTAACTGCTCGTGAAGATGAAATATTGCAAGCAAACATTACTGTAGATGATATTGAAATAGTAACAGCACTCAACGCTGGTACACTCCGACAATAAAGCTTAAATATATGCCATAGTGCCGTTTTGTGACTCATACAAGAGGCATAAATAACAGTATGACATATTGGGGTTATCGTGAGCGACCGAAATAGAAAAAATCTATCAGATTACAATGAACCACGTCTTGATCTGAACAAGTTACTTCCTGAATATAATATTCGTGGCGCAAAAATCTTAGAAGGGTTCAACCATAACCTATTCAACAGATTCTTGACTAAAGACGAAGTTGAGCGTATCTCAGGACTAATTGGCTCTTCTGAGTTTAACACCGATGCATCACTGGTTCAGATTCAAGAACCTACTCCATATCGTCAAGCAAATCAGCTTCAACCTGTAATGTATTCAAAGGTTGGTAACGTTGAGTGGTTCATGACATTTGTTGATATGATGAGACGCCTTGAGCGTCTTGGAGTAAATCTAGATAGATTTGCAGAATGGGCAAACTCATTGCAATTCAACTGGGTGCCACCCATTGATATTGATAAACTAATTAATTATCAAGACTATTTCTGGAACTCGGATACGGTTGATGATCCTCCACAATACATTACTATAAAAAATAACTGTAATTGGGTATCAGGTCGACAGATTCAATTGCTGAATGGAGTAGTAGATAATCTTCCAAGTGCGACACTCGTGGGTGATGATACTAACCAAGTTTGGGTAGATGGTAATATCACTAATACACTTCGTGTGGGTGAAATAATTATTCTATCTGGTATTTCACAGACGCCAGTAGCACTAGATGTAGCCTCTTTCGCCTATAATAACATAGATGACCGCACTGAAATAACCGTCAGTCAAAGTGTTTCGCCGGGTGATTATAGCCAATACACTATTATTACTGAAACAGAAATCCCGCTACTAGCTCTAAGTGTAAACACTGATTTTAGAACAATTAC